TCTACAAGGCCCATCAGTCGTCGCCCTCATAGATCGGATACCCGGCAATGTCCGCCCCACACGAGCAGTAGCTAGCGCCCATCGAATATGAACACCACGCAAGATGAATGGTGCTAGCACCCAGCATGTCAACAGAGAAAGCCCCGTCCGGCTCGGTCAACCCGAGCATCAACCACCACTCATCAAGGATCGTCACCCGCCCCTTCCCGGTCTGATACGACCGGGAAGACGAGCCATCATCCACAGCGATAGTCACCTGAGTAGCATCATCCGGGCGCTTGATGTGCGCGACCACGGCCTCACGGACCACGTAATCGAGCTTGACCTGATCCGGGACATCAGCCCCGAGCGTGACGCGACGTGATTCAATCAGCATCTCAGCGTCATCAATCCACATCTGCCACTGCTGCTCAGTGACCGAACCAGGCTCAGGGGCGGTCCTGCCAAGAGCAACCGCGAGTACCGCAGGGGTCACAGACATGACCGCCCCTTCCTGTTATTCGTTCGGCTCAGACGATGCCGAAGCCTTGCCCCGCCTGCGGGGCGCAGGTTCCTTTGCAAGTTCCTTTGCCGGCTCCGAGAGGTCAACCCACTCGGAACCGAGAACCTTGTCATCACGGACACTCACAACAGCGCCCGAAGCAACATGCTTGTAGCGCTTCGCCATCGGCTAGACCAGGTCGTGGATCTTGGCGAAAGCGTTCAGGTCAGCGATGCCCCAGCCGTAAACAACCTCAGCACGGAAAGCGACCTGGTTGTTGCGCTTGAGGTCACCGCCACCATCAGGGTCACCGTACTTGATGACCTCAAGGCCGATGGACTTCTGCACACCCCAACGGATCGCGGAGAAGTCACCGACGAAGCCAAGAACCTTCGTGTCCACAGCGAGAACACCAGTGCCGCGGACTGTGTTCGACACCGAAGCCCGGTGCCCGTCCAGTTCCGAAGTCTCGATGCCGAGGCGGAAGTTCGGGTAAAGCTTCTGCTCGCTGTTCGTGCCACGCAGGGCGGAGAACTTCGCGGCGTAGGTCGGGTCCAGGGCGATGTCGCGAGGTACGAACCCGTCAGCCAAAACGAGCCCATCCGCTGCGTCCAAGGACACATACGGCTTGTCCGCGGCGACGTACTCCACGAGATTCGTGGTGTCCGTCAGGCCACCGTTCATCGCGGCGACAACAGCGCCACCAGTCGGGTTGATTTCGTGGAACACGCCGAAGTCCAGGGCGCGGGACAGCGCCGGCTGGATCAGTTCGAGGATTTCGTCAACGACCTCAAGCTGACGGTCCTCGTCAGCCCACAGAACTTCCTCGTTGAAACGAAGAGTCTTGTGGAACTTGAACGGCTTGACCGGCTTCGAGGTAGGCGTAACGGTCGAAGCGCCCTTCTGCCCACCTTCAGCGACGTACTCAGCCTCGCCAATGTCGAACGTCCAGGACTCGCCCTCACCGAACGTCATAGGGGTTTGCGCGGACAGGCTAGCAACGCAGGATCCGTTCTGGATCTTGCCCAGCCAGGGGGCGATCTTCTGCTTAGGGATCGAAAGCGATCCGGTGGCCAGTGTGGCCATAATTTCCTCCTAAGGAAAGGTTTGTTAGTCGGCGCGTGAGAACAGGTGGCGAACGAATTCACGCTCGTCCGTGTTCGAGCTGCCCGGGGGAGTGGTGCCCTCTTTCGGGGCGTAATTACCTTGCTTCTTCCGGTCTTCCTCACGGCCCGCCAGACGCTGCGCCTGAGCGGTGAGAGTCGACTCATCCGATCCTGTGAGGAACAGGTCACGGTCCTCGGCTGAGAGACCATACTTCGCTGCAATATCGCTGCGAAGGGCCTTCGCTTCCGCCTCAGCGGCGCGACGCTCCATCTCAGCTAGCCGTTCCTCGAACTTCTGTTCGCTCGTCTTCTGGGAGTCCTTCAGTGCCGCGAGCTCATCGGCTGCACCTTTGTTCTCCTTCGCTCGGCGCTCCCACTCGCGGGATTTCGCCTTCCAATCAACGTCGGCCTCTTTTGGCTCCTGTGCAGGTTCCGCCGGATCGGTTGGCTGGGTGGGAATCAGATCGGACATGTTTCTATCTCCCATGCGGGTAAAGCCCGGCCGTGCGGCCAGGGTGGTCTGTTAGTAGCTCGGGTGCATACTTGGCCAGCAACTCAGCCCGGCGGGCTGCGACTTGGACCAGAGTTCAAGATTTTCTAGGCGGTTATCCAGCTTGTTGCCGTTCATGTGATGCACTGACTCATCGGCTGTAAGTGCGCGCCCGATATGGTTCGCCATGACCAAGCGATGCTCAAACACAGCGCCCGCCGAGTTAGCCATAGGGTGTTCCGGCAAATACACCACTCGATAGCCCCAATGAGTTGTCCACGAGGTGCCCCGCGGGCGCTTCTCCGGGAGGTCGAATGATCCATACGTCCTCATCCGGTAGTAATGCTTGGGGCATAACTTCGCGGATTTCATGGTGTTATCGCAGTTTTCGACGTAGCAGACGTACAAAGCGACTCTCTATCGCTCAAGCGCCCCCGTCGTCATGGGCTATTACCGACGCACTTGCCACCCTGATTCCGTCAGGTACGGCCCACGGTTATCCGTGGAAGTCTGAATAGTTGGTGTTCAAGTACTCGCGTAAAGCTGCCTGCTGCGCTGGTGTGCGTTTCTTCCGGCTTGCCAGATATTGCATCGCTGACGCTTCTTCGCCGTAGTCGCTGGATGAGAACACGGGTTGAGCCGTGCACTTACAGTTCCCGTGCGCGGCGAACCGTGCCGTGGTGTCGCTGTAAACCGCCCCACGGTCAGCGAGCATCCGGCAGAGCTTACAACCGCCGTTCGTTACCCGCCGCCAACCAACAGCGGAAGGATCCCGGCGACGGTTCGTGAGGATCGTGTCGCGGTAAGGCCGTGCGGTCTCCAACTGCACAACCTCAGCAAGCCGACCCGCAGCCGGGCCAGGATCATCCGTGAACAGAGGGTCAGACGCCCAAGCAACAGCGCGGCGGATCTTCTCCGTGCGATCCAGGATCACAGGCTCAGCGATGTAGAGCTTCGGGGCCGCTTCCCGTTCCCGCTCATCGTCGTAGAAGTCAGCCGCCAAAGCAGAAGACCCCAACGAATAATGAGCAACAACAGCCGGCGCCGCCTCAAGCAGCAACGCCCGCTGCTGCTCCGGAGAACCAGAGACCCGCCCCAGCAGAGTCATAGCGGCATTCACAGCCTGACCAACAACTAGCGTCAGGGCCGCCTTAGACTCACCCGCCGTCAGCATTAGCCTGTGGCTGAGGCGTCAAAGCCGCCACAACAGCACGCCCGGCAGCGCGCCGCTTATCCGCCATCGCCCGCCGAATCTGCTGCTCATCCAACCCAAGCAACTCCAAACCAACCTCAGTCTCAGCAAGCCAAGGAACCGCGCCGATCTGCTTAGCCCCAGCATCAGCCGCAGCAGCCCGCGAAAGATAAATCGGGGAACGCCACTTAGTTTCTATCGACCCCCACGACTCAGGGACTTCAGACAGCCCGTTCTGGATCGCCAAAGCCCTATTGACGGTGCGGCGGATCGGAACAGACCAGTCATCCATCGCCCCCTCAGCCTCAGCGATCAGATTCTCACGGGAAGCCGAATAAGAATCAGCGCTAGTCGGGTTCGCCATGTCAGTCAACGCGAAATCCGAATCCGGAAGATCCGTCTCACGCGCCATCAACTTCGCCAGAGCATTCAACTGCGCCAAATGCGACTCCGGGGACTGAGCGTCAAACTGCTTCACATCAGCACGAGGGTTCACCGCATCATCGTCATCAGGGATCCCAAACGCACGGCCCAAGGCAACCTGCCAAGAAGTCTTCACCGTGCCATCAGCGTTCTTGAAGATCGACTCATCAGCGCCCAGCAGGATCAGCTTCGGGATCGTGTAAATATCCATGTGCGCCTCAAGCCGAACCAGAGCACGCAACGCCGAATCCTGATGACCCATCACAGGTCGGGTAATCCTCGACCTACCCATGCGGCGGGAACCCCGCGGGCGGTACACCAAAGGCTCAGCAGGAACGCCCCACTTATGCGGCGACCTGTCCACACTCCATGTCCCATCCGACTTGTCAGCGCTGATAGTCAGCCCATCCAAGTACAGGACAAAACCAGTTATCTTCCCGTCCTTGCGGGCCGTCACAGACAGCAAGTTATCGAGGGAGCGCCGCCGCGGGTTCCACACACCATAAGCGTTCAGCGCGTCCTTGGTGTGAACCAAAGACTTCGGCTCACCAGCGCCCGTATCACCCTTGGTCGTAATCAGATAAGACACGCCATGAATCAGCGAATCAGTGCGCCCCTGCGAAATCTCCGAGAACAGGAAATTGCTTTCCTCAAGTTCGCTCATCCCAAGAGAATCAAGATCCCCGTCAGGCCAAATCATCTTCTCAAGATTGCAACGCCTAGCGAGCCCATCCACGCCCTTAGCGGCCCACCCAAGAGCCAACCCAATCGACGCATACTGAGGCGGAATGACAGTCCCAACCTGGAGGACCGCCCGCTTCCCGTCATAGTAAGAAGACCGCAAACTGTTGCGCCGCGACTTCTTATCCAATTCCTCAGCGCACAGGTTCAGTGCCGCCAGTTCATCATCACTAAGCCCAGGAACAGACAGCTTCTCGAAGCTCACAGAACCACCGCCGTCCTAGATCCCGCACGCCTCGACGGGCGATGCACATTTTCGTTTTGAGCGCCCCACAGGGCGAGAGTTTCAGCAACAATAGGCGTAATGTCCGAGGCCGCGTCCTTCCGGTTCCACGCCCAACCACCAGCCAAAGGACGCTTCCGAGCAAGAGACAGCGCAACGTTCACCTGCGGCTGATCCGTGTGCATCACAGAGCCGTCAATCACGCCGTCATAGAACTTCGCGCACGCAATAGCCATATGACGACCCTCAGCAGCCGCGAGGGTCACGACAACATCCGTGCCGATCAGATAATGCCTGCCCCGTCGTTCCTCAACCAGACCAGACATCTCATCAACAACCACCGCATGCAACCTGTTCTTCGACGCA